CAAAGTTGTTTTCTGTAACCATCGAGGCAACATCATCAGCAGCGCTTGTATCTACCTCTGTGTTGGTATCTGTTTGGGCTCATTCACAGGCGCACCTGATGAGTATCAGGTTAATTTAGATGAGTCTTATGCAGAGCATGATATTCAGATGGATAGCGAGCATCCCTTATTCGAAGATATTGTGGAGTTCGCCAAAGATTCTAATATGAATCAAGAAGGCTTTGATAAGATTGTAGATTTATTTGCTATGTCTGAATTGGCAGAGCAGCAAGCGCATCAAGAGATAATGCAAGAAGAGTTAGCGCTATTGGGTGATAATGGTCAGTCACGTTTAGATAACATAAATAAATGGGCTCAAGTTAACCTAAAACCCGATATGCTTGAAAGCTTCAATGCTTTAGCCACTAGCGCGGAAAGCGTTAAGGCGCTAGAATCATTAATCTCTATGACTAGAGCAGCACCGATGGACGCACAAGCGCCTGCAGCACCTGCTGCGGATATGATTAAACTAAAAGAAATGCAATTTGCACTGGATGACAACGGCAATCGCAAGATGGCAACAGATCCCGATTATCGCAAGATGGTTGAGGAAATGTACAACCGAAGTGTACCAGGTGGAAATTCTCAAATGGTGGGATAATGAGCTTCAATCAAAAAAACTTTGGGCCTATAGGTGGCGAGAATATGGTTGCCCCTGCACAATGGTCTTATCGTACTGGCGATGATGCTATTGCAGAAGTATCTGCTGCCGGATATTTTAATGATAAGGTTTATCAGTTAGAGAGCGGCGATAATATCTATATTGCGGCCTCTGATTCTGTCGGCTTGTACGAGATAGTTAATGATGGCGAGCAGATAACGCTTACAAGCATTACAAGTGGAGGCGGAGGCGGTGGCGTTGAATCAGTTTCAGCTCAAGAGCGCGTATTAGTTTTTCCTTTAGGTAGTAGCTGGGAAACAAGATTCTCATCTACGTATCCATTCACAGATGAGTCATTGTCAGGCTCAGGCAAGTTTAGCGAGCCTTTATCTGTGCTTATTGATGGTATAAGCGAATCGGCATCAAGGTTATTTTTGACGCCTGCTGAGCGAGCATTGATAGCAGACCAGAGCGGGATAAACACAGGTGACGAAACTACATTAACTATACAAACCAAGCGGCCAATAAAAACAGTAAACGGTGAATCTTTGGAGGGCGCAGGTAATATTGCCATAGCTGGCGGTGGCGTTCAGTCGGTAACTGGTGAAGGTGTTGGAGGTACGGCAGCAAATCCAGTCATGAGCTTTCCTGATGCCGATGAAGTTAGCGACACATCAACAGCTAATAAATGGTCTAGCGCAGCAGAAAAGCAATCTATCACAGATAACACGGCAGACATTGCGGTACTAGATACATACATAGAGCATGGTCGAAGAAGCTCGCTAACACCGGATAACCCCCTAATTATAGACGGGGCGGCTGATCAGTTTGAGACAATAGACACCTATACATTTAGCATTGCCAATGCTGATACCTATAAGCTCGCAGTTATAATTGCATGGAATCTTGATTCACCCCAGCAGAAAGCCATATTCGAGTTTGAGCTAGATAGCACTGTTATACTTGAGGCAACACTAGAGCCAAAAGACGGCCAGAATGATGACTTCCTATTTGTATTTGGCTTGCGTGATCTTACGGCAGGCTCGCACACGATAGTGGCAAAAGGAACAAAAACCAATGCTGCAGCAGTTTTAACCATAGATGGCTGCTCATGGACAAGAAACAGAATAATTTTAGATACGTAAATATTTGATTTTTAATCAGAAACAGAGTATATATACAATATTCCTTCCGATACCCTTCACAGGCCGGAAAATGCGGGATGTTAATTTGTAACAAATTAGCAGCGACTACCCCATTTTCGGCCACGTAGTCAAAGCTTAAAACAACATAATTTGACTATATAAGGGGCATAAAATGTCTAAGTTTTTATCACAAGCTGCGGTTACGGAGTTTGACAACGAAGTAAAGCATCAATACCAACAAAGCGGAAAGCTGCGCGATTGCGTTACACAGCGAGTAGGTTTAACAGGCGAAGCTTACAAATTCACACGTATGGCTAAAGGTTTGGCAAATCAGAAGGCATCACAAGCTGATGTGACTCCGATGGATATCGAACACTCACGCCAGACTGCTAATCTTGAAAACTGGAATGCACCAGAATATACAGATATTTTTGACCAAGCAGAGGTTAACTTTGATGAGAAGCAAGAGCTTGCAAGTACTATCGCAATGGCTTTAGCTCGTCGTGTTGATCAAATCATTATCGATTCAATGACCGCTGTTACGTATTCAGCTACTCCGGCCACTATTGACCAGGGCACAGAAGTTGCTGCGGGCGGTACTGGTTTAACAGTTGCTAAGCTGCGCGCTGCATCTCGTGCACTTTCTGCATTAGGTGTTGATGAGTCAGATCGTTACATGGCTTACACAGCTGCAGACCGTGAAAGTCTATTGGCTGAGGAGGAAGTGACCTCTAGCGATTACAACACGGTTAAAGCTTTAGTTAACGGTGATATTAACTCATTCGTTGGTTTTCAGTTTAAACTTGTAGATGATCGTACAGAGGGTGGCTTGCCTGCTAATGTTAACTACGCTTGGCATAAAAAGGCGGTCGGTCTTGCGGTCGGCATGGATATAAGCACCCGTGTTGATTGGGTTGCACAGAAAACTTCATGGCTGTGTAATGGTATGCTTAAATGTGGTGCGGTTGCTCGTGAGGGCAATGGTATCGTTAAAGTCAACAACGTATAAAGGGGGCTAATACAATGGCTTTTACTTCAAATACATTTTTACCTATGTCGTCACAAGCAAACTCGGACGCATCGCGCTCTTTTGCTTATAATACGACTGATGCGACAGCGGCTGTGACGAGCGCTAATTACTTTGATGCTGCTGCTGTTACCACTGGCGGGTTAGGATTAAAGGAAAATGATTTTATTTTCTGCTCATCTTCAGATGGCACGAATATATATCAAGTTGCTGTTTCTGCAAGTGGAGTCGTAACGCTTCCGCTTTCAGTAGCATTTTCATAAGGTTTAGGGGCTTAGGCCCCTTTTTCTATGACATCAAAAATTGAATTAATAAACAGTGCTTTACGCCTTATTGGTGATAATGAGATTGAATCGTTATCAGATCCAGGCTTTGGCGCACAATTAGCTGATACCATTTACCTAGATACTTACGAGTCTTTACTCGCTGAGCATCCTTGGAGCTTTGCATTTAAAGAGCAATGGTTAAGCAGGCTATCGCTATCACCCGATAGAGAAACGGGTTATCAATACGCTTATCAGGCCCCTGTAGATATGATTCGTATCTGGCAGTTGTTCGGCAATTCTGATTACACGATTGTTGGTGATAAGATTTATTCTAATTTAAACAAAATTTTATGCCGTTATATACATAAGGTTGCTGAGTCTCAATTGCCCCCGCATTTTGCTAAGGCGATGACTTATAAGCTAGCTGCTGAGTTTGCAGTGCCTGTAACGGATAATGATAATTACGCGGCTCTTTATGAGCAGAAATACTTAATGCAAGTGGCAAAAGCTATGGCTATAGACTCACAGAATAGGCCGCAAGTGGCTATTGTTGACGCTCCTTTCATCGATGTACGCAATGGCGGCCAAGGGTTCTATTCTAGTAACGGCGGTTACTAATGGCCTTAAAAACCTTCCAGAGCAACCTCACAGCAGGCGAGCTAGATCCTCAGTTATTAGGTCGTATCGATCTGCAAGCTTATTACAATGGCCTAAAAACGGCGCGTAATGTTTTGCCTGTTCCTCAAGGGGGTGCAAGAAAGCGTCCTGGCACTCGTTACATAGGCACAGCTGAAGGTGAAAGCGAGCCACGCTTAGAAGTTTTCTCTTTTTCAGAAGCTGAAGAAATACTTTTAGTTTATACAACTTTGCCAGATGGACTTAAATATAAAATACGTGTGCAGTTTTACAAAGATGGGGCTGTAATTGGTGATATAAATGGTTCGGGTAATGACTACCTAGATATAAGCTTAACAATTGATGATGGCATTGATCCTGATTTAAAACTGGTTGATTTTGCACAATCACTAAACACAATCATTGTTACCTATCCTGATTTCTATCCTTTTCGTATTGTGAGAGGCACTACGGATAGCGACTGGACTGCTAGCGATTTGCCATTAAATAACATACCTGATTTTAATTTTAATGATGCATCTAGCCCGTCAAGCACACCACAAAAGCAAGAGCTTACATTTACCAACTTTAATACTAATGATGAGTTTAGGCTGACGCTAAACGCTATCGATACAAGTATTATAATTTATGACGCGGTAGAAACTACAACAGCGCAAAACATTGAAGACGCGCTGCAGGCTCACCCACTGACAGGCGCTAGCGGCGTATCAGTTACATCAAGTGGTGGTGGATTGTATGAGGTAACTTTTTCTGGAGCATCGGCGAGAAATTACGACGAGATAACAGCTGTTCAAGTCATTGTTTCTGACCCTACTTTTGCATTAGAGTCTGTAATTACTCAGGCGGCTGTTATTTCAGACGAGCCAGTATGGAGCGATATCAGGGGCTACCCGCGCACAGTAACCTTTCACGAAGGCCGGTTATACTTTGGGGGCTCTAAGGCGCTGCCCTCTACTGTATGGGGCTCAAATGTATTTGATTTTTTTGATTTTTTTCTTGGTACGGGTTTGGATGACGAGGGTATATTCTTTTCACTTGATACAGATCAGTATAATCAAATTCAATCAATATACTCAAACAGAAGCCTGCAGATATTTACAACGGGCGCCGAGTTTTATGTAAAGGATAGCCCCGTCACGCCAACAAACTTAGCAGCCATTCCGCAAACCCGTCTAGGATCAAAGCGCGTAAGGCCCGTATCGCTAAATGGTCTAACTTATTTTATCCAGCAGAACGGTAAAGTTTTAAACAGCTTTTTGTTTTTAGATTCTATTAACTCTAATAGCTCTGAGCCTGTATCTATCTTATCGCCTCATTTGATTAAAAACCCTGTACAGATGTCTGTTAAGCGTGGCTCAAGTACAAGCGATGTTAATTATATTTATCTTGTAAACAGTGATGGTACTGTAACGGTTTATTGTACTGTACCCTCACAAGATATTGACGCTTTCACGCGCTGGGAGATGGACGGTGATATAGTCTCTGCGGTTGTGGTAAATGATAAGATTCATTTAGCCGTGAAGCGTGATAGTGAGTATTTATTGTGTGTTGAGGATGCCACGTTAAATACTGATATAGGCGTTTATGAGGACTTTTCGCCAATTACTAGCGATACGCTTACAGGTCTTGTGCACTTAGAGGGTGATACTGTTGTTGTTAAGGCAGATGGTGCAGTGCAAGCTGATGCGGTTGTATCGAGTGGCGAGATAGTAATAAGCCGTGAAGCGACTACAATAGAGGCGGGCTTAGAATTTACGCCACTAATAGAAACTATGCCCGTTAATATGGCGCTAAACTCCGGCCCTATACTTGCAAAACGTAAGAAAATAGGGCGAGCTATGTTACAATTATTTGAATCTAATGGCGTTTTGGTATATGGATCGGGTAAGCCACAGTTCATTACAGATAAGACAATCGGCGTTAATCAGTTTAGTGCGCCTGAGCCGCAAACAGGCTTAAGGCGAATTTATATAGGGGGGTGGAGCTTGGAGGCTACATTAACAATTACACAAGAAACACCGTTTGACATGCAAATACTTTCTATAGGCATGGAGGTATCCGTATGAATCCATTGGCTTTTCTGTACATATACTCAGGTGTTGTGGGTGCTTATGGCGAAAGGGTTTCAGGTCAAATACAAAAGACTGAATATGATTTAGAAGCTAAGCAAATTGAGCTTAATACCCTAGAGAGAGAGCGAGAAAGAAAAGAGCGGCTTAATGCTGCCCTTGCCGCATCTATGGCTCGCACGGGTGCGTCGGGTGTTGCAATGGAAGGTAGCCCATTTGCAAACCTAAAAGAGATGGAGTCACAAACACAAAAAGGGATTGATAAAGATTTATTCAATGCGCGATTAAACAAGATGACCGCAAGAGCACGCGGCAAAATGGCCGTATCTGGCGGTAAAGCTAGAGCGGCATTAACATTGGGCACGTCTGCAATAAATGCTATTGATGCTAGTTATAGGTATAGCCCAGGCAGTAGCGAGAGCGAGAGCGAAAAGAAATGAATGACTTACGTACAGGGGGCCCGCAGCAAATACTTAGCTTAACTGAAAAGCTTCAGGGCTTTGCTGGCGCTACAGGGCAGCTGGTTAGGAATGTTGAATCCCAGAAAAAGGCTATAGAAACAGAATTTGATGATGCTTATAAGGCAGAAGTTAAAAATGATGCGCGCTTAGAGCTAGGAAGGTTGGCCGCAGAAAACTCTGCTGATTTAGCTAAGTTTCAAAGCCTTGCAGAATCTTACACAAGTACGCTTGTTAATGATGCTGATGCTAGGGTTAGAGAGGATGTAGGCTTAATGGCTCAAGGTCTAGCTACTTCCTATGCCGAGCAAATACAAAAGAATCAAATCACTAAAGATAAGAAAAATGCAGATGCTGAGCTGGTTAATAATTATGACCTATCGACACAAGATGCTTTAAGGCTTGCTCGTGAGGGTGACACGCTTGCTTCAGGCGAGGCCGTATTAGATGCTTATGATAGTATTGATGCGCGTGTTGATTCCGGTGCTATGCTGCCGGCAGACGGTGAAAGGGAAAAGAATAATCTAGCTAGAAGCCTAGCCGAGCAGTCTTTTATGACCGATATAGATGCGGCTGAAAGCGCTGATGCTGCTTACGGTATACTTGATGACCTTTCAGAGAAAACCCCTAAAGGATGGGCCCCTGATGATTGGCAGTCATTTCTAGGCAAGGCGCAAACAGAGGTAAACCGTAGAGCTAAGCGTGAAGTTGCAGACGCGCAAAAACTATCTGATGAGCAAGAGGCTTTAGCGCTTGTTGATAGGGGCGCTGCTATTTTTGAGAATGAATACCCGATAGACCCCAAAAAGACAACAGACCAAAGCAAGTATGACTTAGAATCGGTTAATGCTTTTTATGACGCTGAGGCTGCATCGTGGTCTGAGCTACCTATTAACGACCAGATCAATAAGAATGTTGAGTTCATCAATAAAACGGGCATTATACCTTTAAACCTTGAGTCTAGAATGAATGCTTTCAGCCGCTCAGGTGCGCCCGAGCAAGTATTGGTTGCTGCAGAGGTTTATGGTCGAGCGCAAGAGACTTCACCGCAATCTATTAAAGACTTACCTGATGAGACAAAAGCAATACTAAGCCAAGTTAGCGACGCTCAGAAGTCGGGTACAGATGTGGCTATTGCTGCAGATGCGGCTCGAATGGCTGCCTATGGTACAACTAGCGCGCAAAGAGAAGAGATTAAAATAAAAACTGCTGAGTTTAACAAGGATATTAGCTCGACTTTACAAGACCATTTAGATGCTGATTTTGACCCTGGCATGTTAGGCGATGAGCCTGATGCGCCGCCTGCAATGCAGGCCGAGTACAAGGTTGGATTTGATAGATACATGCTGCTAACCAATGGCGATTCAGGGCAAGCAGAAAAGCTAGCTTATCAGGACTTAAAAAACACATGGGGCGAGACTCGTATAGGAGGAGAAAAGCGGTTTATGAAGTACTCGCCCGAGGCTGTTTACCATATTAACGGCGTAGATGATGCATGGATAGGCGAGCAGTTCGAGGCTGATTTGGTAGGCTACCCTGACGCTACGATTGTTGTCGATCCATCAACAGCAAGAAGTAAAACCCCAGAGTACGCGGTTATGGTTCCCAATGAGAAAACAGGAATTATAGAGCCAATATTTGATGATAATAATAGGCCGCTAGTATGGCAGCCTGATTTCAGGCAGACAGATCAATATACAGATATGATGGAAGCGCCTGGCATTGCTGTAGAAAAAGCAAAAAGGCAGCGTGATATAAACAAAAACAGAAAGCTACAAACACAAAAGAATGCAGTTAATGCTTATATGCGCCGCTCTAACATGGATGCAGACACATCTATTAATAACTTGCGTGCACTCGGAAAGATTAATGAGGCTGATGCTGAAATGCTAAGGGTTTTGTATGCCTCTGAAATTTAGCGAAAACGAAACCGGATTTATTCAGACGTTACCACAAAAAGAGGAAGCTGAAGCGC